ATCTGTCCGATGAGCCTCACGAATATCTGATAAAACGTCCATAAGGTCCTCCCGGAGAACATGGCTGAAGTAGTCTTTTTCTTCGACCTGTGCAGCCTCAAGTGTCCGCATCCAGAGGTCCTCCGGATCGGGACCATCATTCTTAAGGAGATTCTGTCTGGCTGCTTCCAGCATTGCGTTCATATTCTGGATGTTCTGCTCGACAATGCGGTCAACATATATTTCTGAATCAGTCAGAAGCCTGCGGAAATCCTTATGGCAGATAATTTCCGAAAGTAACCGGGTATTCAGCTTCCCATCTTTTAATACAGTAACTGCCTCATCAGTCAGATGAAGTTCTTCGACGGAGGATAAAGAACCTTCAATATTTTCACTCTCCCCGGTGATATAGGAGAGCGGAACCTCATAATATCTGGAGAGTTTCTCTAAAATACTGAGATTCACATCCTTATCGTCATTATTTTCGTAGGCACTGATTGTTGCAGCGGAAATGCCCGTGGATGATGCGACATCTTCAATTCTGAGTTTTCGCTTGATGCGCAAATCCTTTAATCGTTCCGATCGTGTGAGCTTAATGTACATATGAACCCTCTCTGTACTTGGCAAACATGCGTTCTGGTAAATGGATTTTATCATACTTTAGAGCACATTGGAAGAAACAAGACACTAAAATTGCCAATGGATTGAATCCGCATTTCAAGAAAATGAAAAACGCTCCCGAAAACCAGCTATTTTCAAGTTTTCGTATATACAGGTTGTCCGAATTTTATCTGATAGACTGCGCTAGAAGACGGAAAGCAAATTGAATGACCGTCTTCGGCGGTTATCACTTGGTTCAAGCTAGGCGGAGATGCGATACAGATGCGGAGCCAGCCAGGGGGTGAAGACAACGACACAGCGCCGAAAAGGGGACATGCCTGTCAGGAGCCGCCGAAGAGGATGCGGCAAGAAGGAGCAGAAACAGCTCCAATATGAGCAACAGGTGATAATGGGAGAAATCATAGGACGAAGTATAGTCCTGCAATCAAATAACAAAGAAAGGAATGTAAGAAAATGCGACAAGAAGAACAGACGAAAGACCCTTGTTCACCGTTGGACGACTATACGTCTTTTATCAGTGAATGCTCAGTGGTAATTGAACCATATAAGCAGAAGCTGACAAGCTGGCTTCAGAAGTATAGAGAAAGGCTCAAATCTCATTATAAATCTGCAAATTCAGATGCAGAGAAGATAGCACGGTCTGATGCAAATGGATACAGACTCATCAACGGTTACCGTGTCCGAGAGATCTTCTCGGGTGAGGAAAGTCTCACCAGCCTGCTGACAAGGTATTTCGAGCGGAAGGTAAGCGTTATGTATTAAGGCGGTGACGACGATGGCAGAAGAAAGAACGTACAGAACTGCGGCCTACCTCCGACTTTCCAAAGGTGACAGCGATGTGGACGGAGCGCAGAAGGCTGAGAGCAACAGCATTTCCAATCAGCGGCTCATCATCGACCATTTTATCGAAGAACACCCGGAACTCGTGCTTGTTGACACCTATATCGATGATGGATACACCGGGACCAATTTCAAGCGGCCTGATCTGAAAAGACTGCTCTACGATATTGATGAAGGACGCATTGACTGCATCGTGTGCAAGGACCTCAGCCGATGGGGCAGAGAACGCATCGAGACAGGAACGTACATCTCGAAGATATTTAAGGAAAAAGGTGTGCGCTTCATCGCCATCAATGATCACTATGATTCTCTGACAGCCGAGGGGAGCGAGACCCATCTGATCATGCCGATCAAGGCGCTGACCAACGACAATTACAGCCGTGATATCTCGATGAAGATCCGGTCCAGCCTGGCAATCAAAAGGGAACGGGGAGAGTTTACGGCTGCATTTGCACCGTATGGTTACAGAAAAGATCCGGAGAACGTCAATCATCTGATTATTGATGAACCGGCGGCCAGAATAGTACGCCAGATCTTCAGCATGAAGATTGACGGGTTCAGCTCCTACGCAATTGCGCAGAAACTGAACCAGAGGGGGATCCCATCTCCCGGTGAGCAGCGCAGGATAAACGGCAATGAGAAGAAGGGCAGGCGCAGGACCGCTAAAGCCAAGTGGTACGCGCCTGAGGTTAACCGGATCCTGAGGAATGAAATCTATACTGGGAATATGGTCCAGGGACGGACCGAAAAGGTGAGCTACAAGGTGAACCGTGTCATCGAAAAGCCCAGGGACGAATGGGATATTGTGGAAGGGACTCACGAGGCAGTTATCAGCAGAACGGATTTTGAAATCGTTCAGTCGCTTCTTGACAGGGACACTATGCAGAGCAGACCGGGAGAAATCCCGTATCTCTTTTCCGGGCTTCTCTACTGCGGGGACTGTGGATGTTCCATGTGCCGCCGCAAGAGACCGCTCAAGAATGGGCACCGCGTGGATTATGTCTGTTCAAGTTACAGCAACAGGAGCCGCAATGACCTGACCTGTACCAGCCACAAGATATCCGAACCGGATCTGGAGACAGTTGTGAAAGACAGCATTAACCAGATGATAGTGACCATGTGTGAGTATGACGATCTTGCCAGAAATCTGGACCGGATGGAGATATCTCAGGAGGCAGCAATTGACAGAGATATGGAGATCCGAAAGCTGAAGGAAGAATTTGAAAAGTGCAGCTTACTGAAATCATCACTTTATCAGGATCTACGGGAAGGCCTTCTGAGCGAAGAGCAATTTGAACGCTACCGCGACCAGTTCACCGAGCGCGAGCGACGCCTTTTGGAATCGATTGAGCAGGAACAAAAGATGATAGAACAGATCTATAAAGACGGTATTGCTGCGGGTGAAATCGTACAGCGATTCAAAGAGGATCCTAAGGTGCGGGAGCTTGACAGGAGGCTCCTTGTCAGCCTGATCGACCGTATCCTGATCTATGAGGATGATCGTATCGACATCGTCTATCGCTACGCGGATCGTATGAAAAAATGTGAGCAAATCATTGAGAACGCAAATTAAAAGGAGGGGAAAATGGCACGACAGAAGAACAGGTTCAACGCCATCGGAAATGATTTTAACAGCCAGGAGAGCAGTTCAGCGGAGGAAATCTGGAGAACAGCTCTCTATGCACGGCTTTCAGCTGAGAACGAAAGGAACAATAAGGACTCTATCGAAACGCAGCTCTGCATCCTGCGCACTTATCTGGATGGCAGAAAAGAGTTCCGGATCGTAAAAGAGTACATTGATTATGGTTATTCGGGGACGAATTTCAAGCGGCCGGCATTTGAGGAAATGATGGAAGCCGCGCGGGATGGGAAGGTCAATTGCATTATCACGAAAGATTTGTCCAGACTTGGAAGGAACTATCTTGAGACGAGCAACCTGATTGAGACTATTTTCCCGTTTCTTGGCGTAAGGTATATCTCCGTGAACGATCATTTTGATACGCTGCTTAACCACAACGGCAATAAGGAGCTGGAGATCGCCCTCAAGAATCTTGTCAATGATATGTACGCAAGAGATATTTCAAAACGTCTTGTCGTCACAAGAAAGATGGAACAAAAGAGCGGTAAGTTCGTCGGTTCCAATGCGCCATATGGATACAAAATCGATGAGCAGGATCCCATGCGGCATTATGTGGTCGATGAGAAGGCGGCGGCCGTGGTCCGCCAGATCTTTGAGTGGGTATTGAACGGAGTTACTCTCAGAAAAGTATCTCTGAAGCTTCAGGAACAGCGGCTGAGAATTCCTGCAGAGTATTATCGGACCGGCAAGCTTTACCTGGAAGAGAATGATGAGCCGCAGGTCTGGTACACTGGCACTATTTCAGGAATTCTCCACAATGAAGCCTATATCGGAAATCTGGTCCAGGGAAAACGAAAAGCGAGGCTCTTCAAAGGTGAGAAACAGCATTTTACCGACGAAGATGAATGGATTGTTGTTCGGGATGCTCATGAGCCAATTGTATCGAAAGAAGTTTTCTATGCTGTCAGGGATATGCTTGAGAATAAAGCTACTTCTTCATGTTTTCAACGCGATAGGACGAAAGGGATAGCAATCAAGCCGAACAAATATGCAGGTCTTCTTTTCTGCGGCATGTGCGGGATGAAACTGGCATATGGTTCAACTGTCCCCGAAGGAAGTGCCGTGCGAAAATATTACTTCAGATGTGATAATAATTATCGCAGCGGTAAAAAGCGATGTGCAGGGATCTGCATTCAGGAACCGATACTGGACAGTATCATGAACCAGCTTTTCGGAGATCTTTTGCGGACATTTAATGGTGATGAAAATCGCCTCATGGAGATCAGTAAACAGCGGATGGAAAAAGTTCTTGCCGGATATCAAGCAGAAATTTTCCGTTTTCAACAAAAAATCGACATTGTCGAAAACGAAAGTGCCGATGCATATGAGGCATATGTCCTTGGAGAATCAACGAGGGAAGAATTTGCCGCAAACGAAGAAAAGAGCAGGCAGATCCTCCGGAAATGGAAGGACATGCTGGAAGCAAAGGAAACCGAGAGGGATGCATTTGCTTCCAGCATGAACGACAGGATTGACTGGATGCTTGCACTTGACCAGACGTCTGACCGACCACTGGACGCTGATCTTCTCAGAATCCTGGTGACTAGGATCAACTTGTACCCTGGTCATGAGGTCGAGGTGATATATCCATTTGCAAAACCGGATGTATTCTCACCGGAAGAGGAGGATGTCTGATGAAACGAATCGTGATATATCTGAGGCTTTCGAAAGAGGACGACCTGAACAGAGATGAGAGCAACAGCATCTCCAATCAGCGGGAGCTTATCAAGAGGTTTATCCGGAAAGATAAGAACCTTCGTCAGATGGAGGTTGTTGAGATCAAGGATGACGGTTATACCGGTAAAAATATGAACCGGCCGGGCATGCAGCAACTCCTTGAGCTGATCCGAAAACGCCAGGTGCAGGTCGTTATCGTGAAGGATATGTCCCGCTTTTCTAGGGATTATCTGGTACTCGGGCAGTACACAGAGCAGATATTTCCGTTCATGGGGATCCGGTTCATTGCAATCAACGACAACTATGACAGCGATACATCAGATGGCGGAATTGCGGAAATAGACGTGGCTTTCAAGGCGGTGCTTTATGATTTTTACAGTGAAGACATATCAAAGAAAATCAAAAGTACAATTGCAGAAAAGAAGCGGCAGGGCTGCTTCCTGAACGTCTATGCGCCATATGGTTACAGGAAAGATCCTGTGGATCATCACGCACTGATCATTGAGCCGGAGGGCGCGGAAATCGTGCGAAGAATCTTCAGAGAATATCTGGCCGGCAAGAGTATGTATCAGATTGCGAAAGACCTGAACAGGGATGGAGTCGATACACCTGCACAATATATCAGGAAGCGGGATGGGGTAAATTACACTTTTCGCAATAATAGCAATGCTGTCCGCTGGATAGCATCTTTCGTCACTCGGATTCTCAAAAACGAAATTTATATCGGAACGCTTGTCTATCATAAGGCTGGGAATCCTGAAGTTGCAGCACCGCATTCTGTCGCATATCCAAAAAGCCAGTGG